TCAAAACAATGTATTCATTTCAAGCCGTAACTTTTCTTCATTGAGTTTATCGTCCAATCGCTGCAACAAATGAGAATACTCATCATATATATTACGGACGATTTCAATGGCATCACCTTCATTGTAAGTGTGTGAAGTGGTTACTCTAGCTTTCGCCATTCTGCGCCAACCGTCGTGGTCAGCAATCAAGCCATCTTCGAAAGCCTTCTGAAGCGTACCGTTCGGACCTTGCACAAACTCATAGCCTTTGTACTTTAATAAGTCTTGAAGAACCTTCCAGCCAAGTTCGAAAGTATATTCAAATCGCTGTATCAACCCTTCCATTTCCAATTCAGACAAATCATCCGCTTTCTTATCAGATTCTGTTATATCCTGAATACGCTTATTAGCGCGATGAAAGCTGTCGTATCTTTGAAGCCAACGTATATCTTGTTCCATATTAATTAAGATATTTCAGTACCCAGTTTATTTGGTTAAGCAATTCAAGTTTAACTCAATACCCGAAAGAGCTATCTCTGTCTGATATTTCTTTTTTAATTGTTCTTTCATGTCATCCATGTATTTTGGATTACCACCAGCAACAAGCTGTTCAAATTCGTAGGATTTTCCTATCTCATTAACAAGAACCTCTTTTGCTTTTTCTACATTTCCACATGAATACCATTTATAAAATTCAGTCTTAAAATCACAAGACGGTATTGTCATTTTTTCTTTTATCTCATTAACATCTTTGACTAAAAGCAAAAACTTGACAATAATTATAATCAATATTACCAACTGGATAATACCAGCCAACAAAGATATAACTCCAATAATTTCCATAACTTTAAATCATTATTTATTCATTAATACATTAATCAATCTCTCTTTCTCTTGAAGAAGTTTATCTTTCGCATCGATAACTTCTTTCAAATGCTTTACTTCCTTTAGGGCATCATCAAGTTGATTTTGGCATTCAGCCATAGTTATATTTCCATTATTATCCCGACCTACAACTATATTTGAATTTCCCTTTGTACTTTGAAGGGGAACTTCATCAACTAAATAGCCAGCTGGAATTCCGAAATAAGCTGCTATCTTCTGGATACTACTAACTTTTGCATCCGCACCATTCAAGATATTAGCAATAGTCTGGCTCGTCAATCCTATACTTGAAGCTAATTCAACTTTAGTAACTCCATGATTTCGTATCAAAACCTCTAGTTTTTGGGCAATCGAATCCATATTCTTGTTAAAATTCAAGTTTAATTGAAAGATTTATTCAATTTTATTTGGTTCATAATTCAAGTTTAATTTATATTTGCACCATAAAGTTAGTGCAAAAGTGCAATAACAGCAAAATAAAGTTGGAATAAAAACAGCAAAATAGATTATTCACTCTAAAAAAGACAAGATATGACACAGAAAGAATTCGAAGATAGAATCGGTGAAAAGTTCGTAGGTAATTATTCAGAAGTAGAAGAATGCTATATGAATACAGACCTTGATAAAGACCTTTTTTGTAAGCTGTGGATTGAAAATCCAACCGCACTTAAAGAGATAGAACGGAAGACCGTATTAGTACGTGAACTATATGAAGAGCGTAAATATCTCTCTAATTTCTTAATTGACCAAGCCGAAAAATGGAGTGCAAACGATTTGAGAGAAAAGGCAATCGCCATGATTGGAGAAAGAGAGTATCTAAGAAAAAAAATAGCTAAGGGCTATAACCTTTGGGATGATGATAAGAAGTTATTGGATAATATTTTAAGCAAGTAATAATCATGGGATATTCAAGATGTGCCACGTGCAAATACTTTAGTCGCAGCACCGAAAATAAAGCTATTGGTCTTTGCGCTAAAAGAGGTTCCGAAAAATGGCTCGCAAATGGAAGAGCTTGTTTGGAATACGAAAAGAAAAAAACAAAAAGTAAATAATCAATCCCGGCCGGGCTTGACCACCTTGCCGAGAACTCAGACAATAATATCAGGTATATGGAAAATCAATTAGAAATTATTAAATCCAATCTCCCTTATGGCTATGAGGGGAGCATTGCAAAAGAAGCAGGATGTTCAAAAGGCACAGTACATAATATCCTTAACAACAAGCCTGCATCTGCCCGTTCAGCTTATAAGGCTAAAGTTCTCACAATAGCAACCAGAATGGCTAAAGAAGCCTTGGAAGCCTCAAAAGGAGTTTCTAAAGCGGCAGCCGAATTAGAAACATTGCAAAATGGAACTACAAGCGAACAATGAATTAACCAAGCGTGAAAATCAAATCGCCGGACTTGCCTTTTGCGGACTCGCAAAGAAAGAAATGGCAGACAGGCTTCACGTGGCTTACGGAACTATCAACGTATTGCTCGACAAAGCATACAAAAAGACAGGAACCAGCAAATTAAATGAACTGGGGTCATGGTGGGCCAATAGAGTATTTACTCTAAACATAGATTTTCAACAGCTACAAAAAACGATTATAGCTCTTTGCTTCTTGGGAATAGTAATATTCCAATTTTCAGTAGATAATCATCACGATTATTACTACCGAACAAGAAGAGGAAGAACGCAAAGATACAAGACAGAAGAAATATCTCAACCTAATTATAAACAGGCAGCATAGCATAGAGTTGCAATGTGTTTCAGATAGTGAAGAAAGCTCGTAACCAATAATTAACCAACCTAAGAAACAGCTAAAATGGGAGAAAGATATTTAGAAAGAATTGTAGCAAGCGGCATAAAAATCGGAACGATTCAGACGCTTAAAGCATTAGGGCTACTGCCGGAGGTGGTAACAATCTCCCAAGCAGAAAAGATATACGGACGTCGTCTCATTACAGAATGGCGTAGTAAGGAATGGATAAAGTTTTATCCTGCAAAGAACAAGGAACGCGGCAAGTATTATGTGAAAATGTCCGAACTGGAAACAGCAAGTGCCATGATGGATATTCATAATAAAGTACCGGCCAACATAATCAAAGTATTAATGCAAGTACCATGACTGCAAAAGATATACAAATAGGGCAGAACATTTCAGCCGGATTCTTTTTCCGGTGCGGACATTACGGGGATGATGTGGACTACGCTATCATTACCGGAGTGGTCATACGCAAATTGGAATGCTATAATCAGGTGCTTGTTGATGTCGATTTAGAACAATCGTTTAATAGTCCCGGCAAATCAGTCTGGGTACGGTTAGACAAAGCAGATTTTAATATTAACAACTAAAATTCTCATTATGAGCAGTATTATTCAAGTTAAGATGGAAGAGCTAAATGCGCTTCCAGCAACGAAAATTGTCGAAAATGAAGGTGTACAAGCAAAGTTTATTCAAATGTACAATGCAATTTGGGGTACGGATAAGGGTGAGCAGATGTACCACAAAGAAGTATTCAATTTTCAAAAATTACTTCGGGATAACCCCGATGTAGCCACTTCAAGTAAAATGTCCCTTTATGGCTGTTTCCTTGATATCGCAGTCAATGGACTAACATTAGACCAGACAGGGCATCCGCTCTGCTATATTCTGAGTCGCAACTGCAAAACTGGGTACAAAAACGAACATGGGAACGATATTTACGAAAAACGTGCATACGTTTCGGTTACCGGCTACGGTGAACTTACCATGCGTATGCGTGCCGGCCAAATTAAATATGCTGACAACCCCGTCGTCGTTTATGAGGGAGACCATTTCAAGGCATCTTTAGTCAATGGAGTAAAAAACATCGAGTATGAAGCACAATGCCCCCGCACATCAACCAAGGTTATTGCAGCATTCATACGCATTGTACGCAATGATAATTCAGTGGATTATCAATGGCTTATGCAAGGGGATATTGAACGCTTGAAGCATTATAGCGAAAAAGCAAATTCCAAATGGAATGAGCAGACCAGACGGAGAGAACTTGGTAATGCCAATGCTTTATACACTTCCAACAATGGCGGTATTGACCCCGGTTTCCTTGAAAACAAAATGATTAAACACGCCTTCGACGCATACCCTAAAGTACGTACCGGGAAATATACCATTATGGCAACCGACCAGGAGGAAGAAGAAATCATCGATTATGGAATTGTGGAAGATGCCAATATTGCACAGGAAGACCCAAACATTCCTTTTGGTGAAGAAAAACAGCTCACCGCACCGGAACCGGTATCTGTAAATGTCAGCAAAGCAGATGAAGAAGAAGGATTCTAACCATTAATACTTAAAGCTATGTCAACAGAATTAATAAAAGTAGAAGAGTTTACCTCTTTAATGAAAAGTGCCCCTGACGCCTTAGGCAAGAACCAAAAATCAATAGCCAACTGTAATTCAGCGGGACAGGCAATCTTAGATACGATTCAAGGAGAAGGCATGACTGATGAACTGGATGCCAAAGCTGCGGAGTATCTGAAGAAAGTCAATGTTACAATTACCAACATGAAAAGCCGTCGTGCGCCTGTTACCCAACTATTCGACCGTATCCGGTCCATTTTCACGACAGATGAAAAAGCTATTGACCCAAAAGACAAATCAACAATTCCGGGCAAAATAGCAGTAGAACGTGATAGATATGCAGCACTGAAGCGTGAAGAAGAAAGAAGGAAGCAGCAAGAGATGCAACGACAAGCCAATATTGAAAAGGAAAAAGGAACGTATCGGCTTGCTATTGAACAGGCTATCAATACACACGTGAGTTCTTATTTTGCCGAACAGCAGAAGAATCTGAGTCATATTTGGGAAAGCATTACACTAGCTACATTTGAACTGAAAGAAAAGAGTATTAGAGGTTGGTCAACTCTGTACCCTCGTGAGCACTTCGACACTTTCAATCAAGACATCACAACTTACTATCTGGACGCACAAACCAAAGCGAATATCAAGGCTGAAATTCTATACAATAAATATTCCGCTTTATCTCAACAGTATAAGTTTGACATGGAGGATTTACGTCAGTCATTTATCGACCGCCTTTCCTCCAAAAAGCAAGAACTTATTGAGGAAGAAGAATTGCGCAAGAAAGATGCTGAAGCTGCAGCCAAAGCGGAAACCGAAAGGAAACAACGGGAAGAAGAGGAGCGAAAACAACGTGAACTTGAAATACAGCAAAAAGAACATGAGCTGCAGCAAAAAGCGGAGTCTTCTATACAATCCGCACAAATGAATAGTCTGTTTGCAACGGCTGCCGCTTCTGTTACAACAAGGACCAGCAAAGCCAAAGTAACTGAAAGGATTAAAATATTACACCCTGCCGGCTTCTTGGAAATATATCAGATGTGGTGGATAAATGAAGGTCAGAATCTGACAATAGAAGAACTTGAAAAAATCCACAAAAAGATGATTTCCTTCTGCGAAAAGAAAGCAAACAGCGATGATGAAATGAAAATCAAATCAAAATATATCCGATACGAAGAAGAAGTTAAAGCAGGAAAGTAATGGCAAATCCGGATTCATATTACTTGCGTACAGAAGTCAGCAACTCCGATCTGACAGAGCTCAAAAACTATCTTTATCCCCGTACCCAGTATGGGGATAAAGAAAAAGCCTTCAAGTTTGGGACATTGGTAGATGCACTTATTACCGAAAACGAACGGGTACATTATAGTAAGCGCATGGTGGATGATGTAACCTATTCACGGGAAGATTTCGAGTTAGGCCTTGCCATGAGGGAAGCTTTAAGAAAAGAGGCAAGAAAAGACGAGTTCCTTAAAGCCGTTCTTTCCAACTCCGATACCCAGAAGTTCATGGTAAACAAATCCCAAAGATTTCTCTACGGAAACTTCGAGTACACTCTTGATACCCGGTGTAAATGGGATTGGTGGTTACCTGGTTTTGGATTTGGTGGAGATTTAAAGACCACTTTTGCAGAATCACAAAACCAGTTCAATGAAGCTATAGATTTTTTTGATTGGGACCGTTCTAGAGCATGGTATATGGATATAGCAGGAAGCCAACAGGACTTTATCTATGCCATCAGCAAGAAGAACCTGAAAATATTCAAAGCATTCATTAGACGAGACGATAATACCTATAAACGTGGAAAAGAGAAATATGATGAATTGGCTTTTAAATGGTGGTTGCTCTTTTCTTGATATATTTTAATCGAAAACGATATGAACATACTTATCACACCCAAAGAACAAATCTGCAAGGAACTTACAGATATTGACTCATTCCTCAATATAACAATGAGCGAAAATGCAGAAGAAGCCGTGTTGCGCGGAAATGACTTGGCCGTATATGTCGCCCGTTCAGGCAAGTTATTAGCTGATGCTAAATATTGGCTTAACGAAGCCATGAATTCCGAAACAATGAAAACACTTGCCGAAACAGCCAAAAATGCCAAGGCTACAGCTACGGCAATAAACGCTTTAGTAAACTCCCTTTGCAGGGAAGAACGATATTTGGTCGATTGGTGTGAACGGTGCAATCGAACCGCAACACATCAGCTATCATGGTGCGTAACAATAATAAGCAAAGCCAAAGAAGAAATGAAAATGGCTGGTATGTACAACAATAACAACAGACAAAAATGCTAAACGACCAAGAAGCACCCAAATACTTGCTTTGGCTTTTTATAGCCATTATCCTAATGGGATTAGACGAAAACATTACTGAATTCCCATTCATCATGGGAGCCGGTATAATCATATATCTATTTATTAACATGCTTATTCTTACATCAAAAGATGAGCCTAAAAAAGAGAACAATGGAAACTGCAAAAATTGACATCAAGCAGGCTGTCATTAAAAAAGACAGATTAAATGTTGTGTACAACGAGCGATTCACAGAAGCCAACTACACAAACAAGGTTACCAAGAATTGCGACCAAATCGTACATTCCGAACTGAAGGAGATTTTTAATCACTTGAAACTGCATCTTGTGGTATTATGCGAGCAACCCGAAGCGGAGAAAATCTACAAGTCAAGTTTTACATCACCGGGCTTTGTTGAAACTCTGAATAACTACTTCATTACCGGATATGCCAATGATAGCAACGATGGAGTACCGGGTATAACCATAATGGGAGGCAAATTACTACAATCCGGTAAAATTGTGGATTTGAAAATCTTTACTCCATTCGGAGACGAAGAATATAAATTTTCAGAAGAACTACAAATAGATGCAGCAGCTTGCGATGCGGAAGTGGAAGCATATCTCTTTGAAGAGAAATGGGGCATTAAGCAAGAGCGGTTAGACTTTGATAGCGATATCCCCGATGAAGCTGTTACCGATGCAGAAGAAGAAAAGCCTAAAAGAAAAGGCAGAAAGACCAAAACTATAGCTCCTGCCGCTTAATCAAATTCGGGGCTGATTTTTGTCAGCCCCATAAAACTCTAAATTACAAGTCATGATTATAGAATTAAAAGGAAACGTTTTTGAAGTTACTTTCAAGTACAAGCCCACTATTGTTGACAGAATACGTCAAATCACAGGCAAGAGATATGACGGAAGCAGAAAGAAATGGCTTATTCCTGTTTCCAGTCGTGTCGAACTTGAAAAAATGGTCTATCAAATCAGACCATTTGAAAATATCCAATGGGTTACAGGACAACAGAAACAAGAAGAAGAGGAAGAAGTTGCATACAATATACCGGAGCTGCCGGAGCTTGATATTCCCCACTTACTAAAAGTAAACCCATATCCCTATCAATTAAAAGGAATTGCAAGAGGATTACAGCTCAAACGATTCATGAATTGCGACGAGCCGGGCCTTGGAAAGACACTGCAAAGCATTGCAACCATTAATCTTGGGAATGCCTTTCCTTGTTTGGTTATTTGTCCTTCTGCCTTAAAGGTTAATTGGGAAAGAGAATGGCATAAGTTCACAGATAAAAAGGCAATGGTACTGACGGATAAAGTACGAGATACATGGACTTTCTTTTATCAGACTGGCATGTATCAGGTATTCATCGTTAATTATGAATCGCTTAAAAAATACTTTGTACAACGTATCAAAAAAGAATCTGGTTGGACTTTAAGAGATGTGGAATTCAGAAACAGCATCCAACTTTTCAAATCTGTAATCATTGATGAAAGCCACCGTTGCAAATCATCATCCACTCAGCAAGCTAAATTCTGTAAAGGTATATGCAATGGTAAGGAATGGGTCATTGAACTTACCGGAACTCCGGTTGTCAATAAGCCTAAAGATTTAATTCCGCAGTTATCTATCCTTTCCAGAATGGAAGATTTTGGAGGATATAAGACATTCGTCAATAGATATTGCTCCGGTCAGAATGAAGCATCAAATCTGAAAGAACTGAACTATATGTTATGGACTAAATGTATGTTCCGGCGTGAAAAGTCATTGGTGCTGACAGACCTTCCCGATAAAATACGACAAGTAAATACTTGTGAGATAACTAACCGCAAGGAGTATATCGACGCAGAGCGTGATCTTATCATGTACCTACAAAAATACAAAGAAGCGGATGATGAAAAGATAGAGAAAGCATTACGAGGTGAAGTCATGGTGCGTATTAATATCCTCCGCCAAATATCAGCCAGAGGGAAAGTACGTGATGTAATTGAGTTCGTAAAAGACTTTCGTGAGAATGGAAAGAAAATCATCCTCTTTTGCTCACTTCACGAAGTGGTAGATCAACTGAAAAGCTATTTTCCTACGGCTGTATCTGTAACAGGAAGGGACTCACAAGATGAGAAACAAAGAGCAGTGGATTCTTTTCAAAACAATCCCAAAACGGATATTATCATCTGTTCCATTAAAGCTGCAGGAGTCGGACTGACCCTAACTGCATCAAGCAATGTTGCCTTTGTTGAATTCCCCTGGACTTATGCCGATTGTTGCCAGTGCGAAGACCGTGCGCATCGTATAGGGCAAAAGGATTCTGTAACCTGTTACTATTTCCTCGGCCGACGTACCATTGACGAGAAGGTTTACCGTATCATTCAAAATAAGAAAGCCATTGCCAAAGATGTTACCGGTTCCACGGAAGATATAGAAGAGAATATCGTTGATATGGTAGCTAATATTTTCAGCACAGATTATGATGATGAAGGTTTCTAAAATAACACCACAACAAAAAATAGACCGGCTGAAAAAAGCCGGCTATCAAGTTCAAGAAAAAGGTAATAAAATCCGTGCCGCTAAAGGTTCTTTGATAATCAATGGCACTATAAACCAAGTACACAAAGAAGTTTTTAACCGATAATTATATTGATATGAATACGTATAGCAAATATGTACCCAATGTTTTTCTCGCAAAATGCAGTGAAAAACACGAAAAAGGAGAAGTTATTGAAGTTACAACCAAATATGGCAAAGAGAATGAATGTATTGTATTCAATCTCATCTATGAACGTGAAGGCTTTTATTATTACTCCATCGTCAGAGCTGACGGATTTAATGTGCAAGAATGGGCCAAACAAAGAGCCGAGCGCCGCCATGATTGGGCCCAGTCTGCCGGACAAAAAAGTAACGAATATTTCAACCGCTCGAACAAAGACAAAGATTTTCTTTCTCTTGGAGAGCCAATCAAGGTCGGGCACCATAGTGAGAAACGGCATCGAAAAGCGATTAATGATGCTTGGAACAATATGGGAAAAAGTGTTGAATTTAGCGACAAGGCTGCCGAACACGAAAGAATTGCCAAATATTGGGAAGAAAAGGCAAACACTATCAATCTTTCTATGCCGGAAAGTATCGATTTCTACGAACACAAGTTAGAGAAAGCGAAAGAATATCATGAGGGATTGAAATCCGGCAAATATCTGCGTGAGCACTCCTATTCTCTCGCTTATGCCAAGAAAGCAGTTAATGAGGCACAAAAGAATTACGAATTAGCTAAAAAACTATGGGGAGATTATCTGACGAATGGTGTTGTATGAACTGCGCCCGATTGAACGAATGTTTAATGAATGAACCAGATTTAAATTTACTTGACTATTGCGTGGCATACAGAGATTTAGAAAATAAAGAAGATTAATTTAAAACGGAACAGTTATGAAACAGACAGTAGAAGAAGCGGCTATGAATTTTGCCAAGAAAGAAGCGGACTAATATGGATGAAAAAAAACTTAGACAAATGAAAAGATACAGAATATACAGATACGGACTTTTTGACCACATTTTTGACGTTCAAGTGAAAAAATGGTATGGCTGGGTACTTGTTAAGAGGTTTAAGGCAGATATAAGTTCTGATGACACAATGATAGATAATATTTACTATTGTGAAATGTTATCCAAGGAACTTTTGGAAAAATTGGAGGAGGAATTATGAAATCAAAACAAGTATTATCAGTCGAACAGATGAAACATTTGCAGGAGCTTGGGCTGGATACAAGCGATGGAAGCATGTGTTTTGAGTGGAATGAATCAGATTCAGACAACATGGTTGTAACCTCTCCGGATGCCGATACGAATTACGACTATTATCATGAAACTTACACTTTGCAGGACATTCTCGATAAGCTGCCGCCTGTCATAAAAAAATATTATTGGCTTGCAATCAGAGTTAGTGCACACAAGGGAATGTGGTATGTAGAATATAATGGAAGAGGGTGTACTTTATCTTATTTTTATTCAGAAAATCTCATTGACGCGGCCTACGGGATGCTGTGCTGGTGTATTGAAAAACAGATATATTAAAACTAAAGAAAAAGAATGAAAGCACATGTAATGAAACTTGAAAACAATTGTGTGATTGTTGACGAGGAATATTTTAATGAGATAAAGAAGGAGTCAGAATTTAACCAGAAAAAGATAAATGAGATTGCCGAAGAAAGGTTTTTGAAATATGTCAAAGAAAGCGGCATCAAACTTTCCTATAAAGTAAACGATATACCTTATCTTTTTCACCACGACTTGTTGTATGAAATAAATTATGATGAGAGAGGTTATCCTGAATCTGTGTTAGAGAAGGTGAAGTATGTTATTGCAGACGATATAACAGAGGCTTTGAACGACAAGTTTAAAGGACTGAAAGACGAGGCTTTGAATTACGCAATAAGCGAGTTTGACAAGCGGAAATACGGTTTGGAGGCTACTGCAAAAATATGGAAATGTATTGCATTAAGCTTTTTCATTATGACTATTATTTCAACAACCGCATTATTTATATAGTTATGACCGAAGAACTTGTGACATTAGAGACTGCGAAGCTGCTGAAAGAGAAAGGTTTCAATTGGAAGTGTGAACACATAATAGGCTGCAATAAGGTTATTACAAAATATGACCTTCTGCAAAGTATGTCGTGTTGTACGGAAATAGATAACGAATCAGTTGAATTTTTGTGTCCAACATTGTATATCGCCCAAAAGTGGCTGCGTAAAACCAAGAACCTGCATATTGAAATATACCGTAACACTTGTGGTTATGGCTATGTTATCGTAAAAGCCGATAGCGGTACATGGATGGAAGACGATAATACCAAAGGGCCTAACGATGGCGGGAAGTGGGATACCTACGAGGAAGCACTGGAGGCCGGAATACAAGAAATATTAAAACTTATATGAGAAGATTTATATATATACTGGTTTCTATCATTATATCATATCTAATTTGCGTATATGAGTATAATACATGGAATTTCATTGCCGGGTTAGAGCCTTCACAAGCTTGCGAAAGATTAGCCAAATACGCTTTTTATTTCGTGATATGGTATTGGGTTGCGAAAGCTGTTGATTTGTTTAATGATTAACGAATAAGAGTATATAACTATTATGAGCAAAGGAATTTACACAAAAGAAAATGTAGGTAATGGTGTATTCATCTTTACCGTCAATAAGAATTTTGTAGAACCTAAATTTTGGGGACTGCATGAAGAAAACGAACAGGCACAATGTGTAGTTATTATCCATGATGGCAATGCTTTATTCTTCTATCCGGAAGATATGGATAATGATACCCATATTCTTCTTGATTGGGAGAAAGAGCAAACAGGGAAGATATATCCAACTACAGAAGAAGGCATGAAGGATACTGATGGAATAGGTAATACCAAAGCATTGGCTGCATCCGAAAGCGAAATTGCTGAGAAAGTCATAGCATTGGACTTATGTGGATTAAGTTGGCACATTCCGACACTACAAGAGAGTGTCTTAGGGCATGAACATGAGATTATGCTGAAGGCAGCCTTAACTATCTGCGGAAAACAACCAATGAAAAATGAATGGTATTGGTGTTCTACAAGAAAAGCAAACAAACGCATTTTTATTCTCGATTGGCTCGACGGTAGGTATGACTACAACTATCAGGACAATTATAATTGGGTTCGCCCCGTGTCCGCTGCCTCTCTTAATTCACTTTAACCTTATAAATGATTATAACTATGGCAAAAGTATTTATAACAAAGTATGCCTTAACAGGAGGTATTAAAGAGATAGAAGCAGATATTATTAGAAGTAGATTTGAAGATGGAGAATATGTAAGGGATGGTTTATGTTCTTACTTCTGTATAGGGGAAAACGCATTCACCGATAAATCCGAAGCCTTGAAAAAGGCGGAAGAAATGAGGATTAGGAAAATCGCTTCTCTTCGTAAGCAGATTGAGAAACTTGAGAAATTATCTTTTAAAGTAGAGGAGATTTGATTATGGGACAAGAAAGAAAAATCGGAGAGGTATTTGAATATAATGGAGAAAAAATTATCGTGAAAAAAGATAGCGATTTTATATACGAATGTGATAGATGCGTCTTTAATGGTAAACCGGAATGCGGTGATTATTATTGCTTGCATTTTGAAAGACAAGATAAACAAGATGTGCACTTTGAAAAAGTGGAGGATTGATTGAAAGAGGAGCTTATAAAGAAAAAACTGCTCGCAGAATTTCGGGAATGGTTCTGTGAAGGTTACTGCCAATTCTACGGAATGGACGACTACTGTCGATGTTGCCCAGTCAAGGATGAAAGCTGCTGGTTAAGAGAAGTTGAAAAGCCTGCCGGAAAAAGGGGGAAACGGAAACCCATCCGTTTCTGTGATACATGCAGGAACTTTAAATCGGATGAAAGAGAATTGAATGATGATGAAATAGATAGAGCTGTTGAGGAGTCAGCCAAACGGCATTATAGTGACCTTTGTGCGTTAAACCATTCTCTTAGATTTAAAATGCCCAACGAATATAACGATGATAATTGGGGATTTTATTGCAAAGAGTGTAAGGATTACGAAGAAATATAATTGATAATGAAGCGTGAAATAAAAAAGTTCATATAGCATGAAGATAATTGTTAGTTTTTCCGGTGGTAAGGATTCGCAAGCCTGTTTAATCCAGGCTGCCAATAAATATGGAGCCGATAAAATAGAAGCCGTATTTTGTGATACAGGTTGGGAGCATCCCGATACTTATCAACATATTAGTAACGTGTGCAAACAACTTGATGTCAGATTAGTAATTTTGAGAAGTAAGAAATACACTGATTTTGTGGATATGTCTATCAAACGTTCCCGATTCCCGTCTTCCCAAAGAAGGTTTTGCACCTCTGAATTAAAAATAAAGCCGATGATTGATTATATTCTCTCACTTACTGAACCTTGCTTGATAATTCAAGGTATTCGAGCAAAAGAAAGCGAAGAACGCGCCAAACTTCCTTATGAGTGCAATTACTTCGGAGAATATTTCGAACGTGTGAAAAAGAATCGTAAAGGAAAGGTTGTTGAGGTATGGAAGCAAGATTATCGTAGAAAAGATGTGCTTAAATGGTGCGAACATTATGATGCCAGTGTTTCCCGCCCAATCTTCCAATGGTCAGCACAAGAAGTTATAGACCAGATCCTTTCTGCTGGACAAAATCCAAATCCTTTATATTATCGTGGATTTTCCCGAGTTGGTTGCTATCCCTGTATTATGTGCAGGAAGCAAGAGGTAAAGCTAATTTCGCAAGAAAAGTTTGGACGAAGTCGCTTGATAGATGCCGAACAACGAATGAAAGAAGAAACCCCAAATGGTTCGTCTTTCTTCTCACCGGGCTACATCCCTAATCGCTTCTGTAAAAATAAGACTTATCCAACAGTAGAAGAAGTTTTCGAGTATGTAAACCGGAAAGATGCCGGCATGGATGATATGTTTGAACCTGAAGGTGGATATAGCTGTATGAGCCTTTATCATGGACTTTGTGAATAAGAAGTTTAATTCAAATCCGAACAAATATGAATAATATATTTACAATTTGCTATTCAGAAGAAGAGGCTAACGAAATTGGACATTTCATAATGCGAAAAGGCTATGAAGGTGTTCAAAATGACAGTTACAGATATTGTCGTGAAGCGATTCGGTGGGCTTTCAGACAAGCTAAAAGACATCATTCAAATTGCATCTACATTGGCGTTAGAGGTTGTCAAATGATTGTATCCAAGAACAAAAGGAGACTTCGCAGGAACAGACTAAAATACATTGAGAAGAAACGAATATTTTACAACTTATTGAGCAGCTATTCAGAACGAATGGCGAAAATGACTAAAGAAAAATGTATTGTATGCGGAAAAGAAACTGTATCAGTCATTAAGACTGATGCAGGCTATATCTGCTATAACTGTTATGCTGAGCAAAAGAATCCATCCAAAAGAAAAAGGAAGAAAAACAACGAGGAAGAACGTATGCAATGCAAGTTCTTTGAAGAAGTGGAAAAGCTATTCCCTAGGTTGCCCAATAAACTTCTTTTCGCTGTTCCGAATGGTGGAAGCCGCCATATAAGGGAAGCCGCTAATCTCAAACGGCAAGGTGTAACTTCCGGCGTATCCGATGTTATCCTACTAATCCCAAAGAAAGGCTACGCTTCGCTATGTATAGAGTTTAAGACAAAGAAAGGCATCCAATCGAAAGAACAAAAAGAATTTCAAAGGCAAGCGGAAAACTGCCGAAATAAGTATGTTATTGCCCGCAGTGTCAAACAAGGCATTGACGCACTAAAGGAATATCTGCTATAAAGGTGAGGGGGGCGCTATTCACGAGACCCCCTCACTGCTATTTTGAGACTTTTATAAATTCATTGTAATCAATCTTTGTGTTGGGATTAAAATTAACCAATTCCAGTTTATACCCCTTTGTGCCCCAACTCCACCACAAGAATTTTCGTTTTGGGATTCGATGAACAGCAGCCGCCAGACTATCACGAATATTATAATAAACCGTAGAATCCTTGAAACAGGCTATCACATGAGACCATTTGCTATTAACCTCTAAACAATCCGGTCTGTCCGGAAGTGGATGCCAACGGTCTACATAGATTGTTTCTGTTGAATGAATCCCGGTTTTAACCAAAGCCTCAAGATGCTTGTTTTTAATGCCGAGTTCTTTTATTGTTTGAGCATCATCTGCACGATACTCTTTCAGCTCATCAATAGTCAAGTTCAATGCCGATACGGAAACAGCATTTAAACTATCCTGAATTTTATAACGCTCAATCTCTTTATTTAATACAGAAATATTATTTGAATGACGAGCACATTCACTATGCAAACCCCTATTGTATTTAATTAAGATACCAATAACCAATATTAGTATCCCGATAACCATCAGCATCCACTTCTTCATATAATTTTAAGATAATTAATAATACCAATAACATGAGTCTCTACAATACTTTTCTTCCCTTCTTCCGATAATAAGAAATCCACATCTTCCATATTATCCTGGAATAAGTTTTCGGTCAAGACTGCCGGGCACTTCGTGTGTTTCAAGATGTAAAAGTTGCTTTCCTTATCTGCATCACCGTCTGTGGTATCCTTGCGCACCTTCATATCCGGCAAAAACTGTCCGGCCGCTGCATATAGACAATCAGCCAGTCTGTCGGCTTTCGTCTGACCTGCCGAAGTCCATGCTTCCCAACCGCGCGCCTGCATCCATGCAGAACCATTGCCTGCCGCATTACAGTGAATAGATACAAGGATAGTATCACTAGCCTTGTATTCATTTACCCTGCGACAACGCTCGGATAAGGGGACATCTATTTCCTCTTTTACGATACGTTCGGCATCAACGCCTTGTTTGCGCAATTCCGCTTCCAAACGTGTGGCAATCTCACGGGCATACGCATACTCTTTCAATCTTCCGTCCGGAGAACACTTGCCCGGAGTGTTGCTTCCGTGTCCGTTGTCAATCAATATTTTCATTCTGCACGTCCTCCTTGAAATATTTGTCATAAACCACACGAGCCACCCATCCGGCAACAACACCGACACCGAATGACACGACAGTAGTTAAGTTTACCCAAAACGGAGTGTAGTGCATGTAAAGCATAACTCCCACAATGATAGCGATAACAATCGCTGCGATAATCAGTTTCTTTTTCATTTTGTTACTCCTTATTTATTCATGTTATTAAAAAATTCAACCTTAACCTCGTCTATAGCTGTTTTGATATTGGCATAGGCACGTGCATTGTTGGCGCCGATAGGATTATAAATTTCCGACTCTATTATATCCGAAAACTTTTTGACCCAATCCGTAGACATAAACTCACTGAGCCTTTTCCCGCGATGAATAAAGTTGTCGAGTTCAATACTTCGCTTCTTGATTATGGCATTACAACGCGTTTCTATTTTCCGTCTCGTTTTCTGCTTATCATCAATATTATTCTCATCGCGTACATTGCGGACCAGCCGGCACAGTCTTTCACAATCAAGGTCAAAGAAGTTGTTGCAAACCGAATTTATCTGCATCTGAGAAATAGGCTTCAATCCTTCGTTAATATCAGAAAGAACCTCATTTTGAGCCTTGGTTTCCACGAGCAAATCATTTATCACCTTTTCCTGTCTTGTTATCACATTATCCACCAAATGTTTGAACCATTTGAAAATGAATAGCCACATCACACCGCATATAATGAGGAAGAAGGCTCCTGCAATGGCCACCATGCCAAAATCACTAATCCCCTTGCCCACCTGAAGGGCCGCATTCACAGCATCCGTATTCATATTTTTGTCATTTTACTTTATGGATAGGTTTATACGAAAAAACTGCTCGACCATCATTTGGACTGTGAATTATTTTATCCCAGCCATACTTTTCCACCAAATCATTACTCGCTTTCATAAACTCTTTTCTCCTAAAATATAAGCCAAGAGAGAAATTGAAACATAAAAAAAGCAGCCGGAATTCGACTGCTTTAACTTTTAATGATTATCTTTGCAACATCTCACTTACTAATGCGCATTATTTGCGCAGCAACTAAAAATAAAGCTCGTAGTGCGAACGAGGGTATCTGCCCCCGGTCGTGCGCTACGAGCGTTTTTAGTTAAAAGTAGGTGAGATGATTTTTAACAGGCCGGGGGCTTTTTAAGATTTTACCTTAGCTATTATCAATAATTGTTTCTGCATTACAAAAGTATGAAAAAAGGAGTGACTATTCAGTCACTCCCCTCTACAAATTCTTTCAATCTATAAAGCCGAGTAATAGCCGGATTGTAAAACTCATCCGGATAATGTTGCTTAATATCGTTGATGTTCGCCCTGACATACAGAGACGTGTCGTAGATATGCTCGGATTCACTCAATACTACCTCTTTCGGTAGTTGTGTTGTTTCTGCCCAGTGTATGATTGCTTGTACCGAGGCTTCATCAAATTGATATTTACTCTTTTCTGCCATAGCTTTGTTATGTTTTCAATGAATAATAGAACAATGCAAATATACATAAACATTTCAAAAGGAACTACTTTCACTTCTATTGAGTACCATTACAGCGAATGAAGAAGTTAAAGGTTATAGGAAATATTGGGGCTTTAGACTAATTTTGTCACCACTAAAACTTTTGTACTATATGAATCAAAAAAATGTATATGAATTAACCCAGGAAAGATTGAAAATGATTTTTGAAGAATTCGATAATATTTATATATCTTTTTCTGGAGGCAAAGATAGTGGGGTCTTGTTAAATCTATGTATTGACTATATCCGTCAGAACAACCTGAAACGAAAGATTGGAATATTTCACATGGACTATGAAGTACAATACAGCATGACCATTGACTATGTTAACCGGGTATTGGAAACAAACAGGGATATACTGGATGTATACCGGATTTGTGTCCCTTTCCGGGTAACGACCTGCACCTCTATGTATCAAAGTTACTGGCGTCCCTGGGATGAGCAAAAAAAGGAGGCATGGGTCAGAGAAATGCCGAAAGACGCAATGAAAGTAGATAAATTTCCGTTTTTACAACCGGAAAATGTGGGATTATGATTTCCAGATTGAGTTTTCCCGATGGTTACATCTACAGAAAGCAGCCCGGCGTACTTGCTGCCTGGTAGGCATACGTACCCAAGAGAGCTATAACCGCTGGCGCACAATCTACCGGGGAGTGAAAAAGCAATATAAGAATTGCATGTGGAGTACGGAAATAGATGAAAATGTATACAATCTATACCCGCTGTACGACTGGAAAACGGAGGATATATGGGTAGCCAACGGCAAGTTCGGTTGGGACTACAATAAGCTATATGACCTCTACTATCAAGCCGGAGTAAGCCTTGACAGACAACGTGTGGCTAGTCCTTTCATCAGCGAAGCCATCGAGAGTCTTGCCCTGTACAAAGTAATTGATCCTGACACATGGGGGAAGATGATAGGGCGCGTAAACGGGATTGGCTTTGCCGGACTTTATGGCAACACTCATGCGGCAGGAAGAAAAAGCATCCGTTTGCCGGAAGGATATACATGGAAATCATTCATGGAGTTTTTACTTTCGACCCTTCCGGAACATACCCGGAATAGATATTTGGCTAAACTGAAAACCAGCATTAGGTTCTGGAAAGAAAAGGGCGGTGTACTTAGTGATGAAGTCATACAGAAGCTGAAAGACCGCAATATACCCATACAAATAGGTGACAGCAGCAATTACAAGACAGAGAAAAAGCCGGTACGGATGGACTACCTGGACGACATTGATATAGAGGAATTCCGGGAAATCCCTTCCTATAAACGTATGTGTATATGTATCCTACGCAATGACCATACCTGTAAGTATATGGGATTCGCCTTAACTAAGGAGGAGAATGAAATGAAGAGTAATGCTTTGGAGAAATACAAACATATTTTATAAAAACACCTGGTAAACATACCTTATCATTAATTGTAGAACTTCATTGTAGAAGTGTTGCACCGTTTTCCACACTCATATTAAATAAGCCATCGCATAGACATGAAAATTAATCACTTATAAGTATGAACTTTTTGGCACGTTTTTTGTTTTATTGTCAGTAAATCTTAAGTTGTTATAATATTCGGTATTAGTAAAAGGTAAAAAGGACTCTAAATTCTCTTTATAACATAAGACTAGGACATGCGTTCATCCCGGCACTGTGAAGTGCTGGGATGTTTTTGTTTTAAAGTATTCCTGGTAGATAGAGGTAGAATATCAGTAGAATCTATAAAATCTACCCACACTCTACCACACGGCTAAAATCAGGCGTTTTTTTCTTCCTTTTTATAGCCTTCAAATCACGTATTATCGTATTAGAAAGAACCTCTGAATACACCTCCGTAGTTCTGACCGAAGTATGACCGAGCAGCTTCTGGACAGTGGTTATCGGAACACCCTGGTGAACAAGCAGGGTCGCACAAGTATGACGGGCTGTATGATAGGTAACATGCTTCTTGATTCGTACCAATTCGGCTATTTGAGTAAGGCATTTGTTTACCTCGGAATTGCTGCCTAAATTGGCAAAATCCGATATATTATATCGGTCTAATATGACAAGTGCTTTACCTTCAAAAAGGAGATGTAGCGGAAGCCGAAGTTCTACTCCCGTCTTAACAGACGTGAAGTGTAACCAACGTTTACCGTTTACCTTGATAAAGTTGGCCGGAGATAGCTGGCAAAAGTCTGAGAAGCGCAGTCCAACGTAACAGCAAAACAAGAAAGCATCCAATACGTGCCGAAGCCTTTTGTCGGAGACCTGCAAGTTCTCCAACTTCCGCAGTTCATCCGGTGTCAGGAACTCTTTTCGCCCTTTCTCTTGCTTTATCTTAAATTTCCTGAAAGGATAAGCATCAGAGGGAATATAACCCTGATTAATGGCTTCATTCACCAAGGTACGAAGTTGCCGGAGATGCTTGGCTATCGTATTGACACTATTTCCCTTCTCTTTCAAATGCACTTCAAAATCCCTTAAAAAAGTATAGGTAATATCCTTAAAATCTATCCCCGGACGAAATTCCTGAAGTACGGTTATCGTTGTCATCAGGTTCTCTTTGGTACTTCTTTT